CTTTTGTCTGCATCAAAGACTTCCATTCCATTGAAACAACACGAATTCTCATTCCTTCTCCTGGTTTCCAATCTACCCAAGAAGTATTTTGACCAGAGCTTGTTACCATGTCTTGTAACGATTTCACTTCGTTATTTGTAAGTTCAGGGTATTCTGATACTATTTGATTTGCCGTAAGCCATCTCTCTTCAATAAACCATTGGCAGTCATCTAAAAATTCAGAGTTTTGAGGTACGTCATAAAAACAATTTCTTGGGTCTATTCTTCTCCAATGAGGATCTCCATCGTAAATATAAACTTTGAAAAAACTTTTAAAGTGTATCATAGAGTCTATAAATCCATACTTAAAAGACTCCTTTAACTTGCAAGCAGTTAACAAGTAGTCAACTCCAATTTGCAATTCATCTTCAATAGCTTCCCTATAAGTCATTGCTATGTATTTAGAAATATCATCAGGTATTTCTAATTGCTCTTGTGCTTCTGGGTCATTGACATCGAAACCAAGCATTTCAGATATCTCATCATTAACTTGTTTTAATACTTTTTGTAGAGATAAATCAAGCTCGTGTTTTTCTCGTCTATTTTCAGCTTCTTTATTTATAGTCGAAACTTTATTTCGTTTAGGTCTTGCTTCGAAATCACTAACCAATTGCCTTACTTTCTGTCTTGCTAAAGGCCAAACTTCGTATTTCAAATTAATCAAAGAACCATTTGGAGACGTAATATGCGTTTTTTTTGTTTTGTCAAAAACAGCATTATACGTATTTACATTTCTGTATTCTTCTTCTTTACCAGATAAATGATAGTTGTTAGATACCCCTAATGATTGAATAAAAATGTCGATATGTAATTTATGCCATTCTTTATTTTTATCTTTTTCTGGAATTAATTGTATTGGAATATTTACCATTTATATTTTTTTAATATGTACCGATTTGTACTATGTTACCATTGCTATCATACCCAAACTCCGAAAACCCAATAACATCACTGTTATCTTCAGTTGTTGTGTCTATTGGTTGATAACTATAATTGTCTTTTTTATGTATAATGCATAAACCATAAGCCATTGCTCTATCCGTATTTCTATCTCCGAAATCTGCCAATTCATGAAGCAACTCTTCAAAGAATATGTTTTGTCCATATTCTTTTATTTCCTCAATAATAAGCTCAATCATTCTAGCTTTAATATCACCGGTCATTTGAACTCCCCACTTGTTTTGAGCTTTAGAATTTAATGAATGAATAGTTTCAGGTCTCTCTTTTAAATACCTAAATGCATTTACATCTTTATAGAAATCTAAGATATTGATTTTTGTGTATTCTATTAACATTTCGACACCATAGTAGACTGCAAGTTTTAAGGTTCCTTCGTAGAAATCAATAGCCTGGTCTCCTCTTGTGGTGAATTCAGCAACAGGAAGATTCCCCTCCATGTCAATTGTTTGAAAATTTCTGTATATAAACGCAGAACCTTCAGAACCTTTTGTACCGGTCTTGTCTTGATCGTAACTATCGACACCTCCAATATCTAATCCTACAATATGCTTTTGAGGTTCTTTTAAAATAATAAAATGACCCTCGTGTTTTTCGGTAAATATTAATGGAATTTTATGGTCAATACGATATTGTATTTTTTGCTTACGTCTTCGTATTTTATTTATCTGCTCTTCATGTCCTGTGTCATCCCAAACTAAATCTCCTCTTTTCTTTAAACCTTTCATAGCAGGGTTTTCTCGAAGTTCCTGTAGTTGGTAATTGATAATATCAATATCGAAAACTGCATCTTTAGTTTTTAGGAAAGATTCTCTAACATCTAAAGGGTAATTCTGAATGTGTAAATTGTAGGCTTTTTTATTCCCACTCTTCATTTTTTCTTGCCTTTCTGCCTTTATAAACTTTTCGGCCGCTGCTCTATTTGAACTACCATCATCGTAATTAAAGAAATTAGAAGTAGGAGAATCTTTACTTCCCATAAAACATTCAGATGCAGGTATAAACATGCGTCTTAAGTTAAAGTCTTTGTGCTCGTACCACATAGTCTTAAAATCTTTAGATGCTTTGTCTATATCACCTCCTGTACCACCAATAATAGGAACTCCGAATTGGTCCGCACCAGACATAAAGCAAGGTTTACTTGCTTCATAAGCTTCCATCAAGTGAGTAAATTCCCCCGCCTCTTCAAAAACCATTACAGGCATACGTTCTCCTTTGAATACATTGGGATTATCCATAGTCCTACAATGTATTTTAGAACCATACCCCATTATCTTTTCTTTAGATACACGATACCCAGACTCCAATAGTCTGTCATTATTACGTAAAACGTGATGTGAAAATTCGGGTCTTAAGTTGTTTAACCCAACTTTTATTTTTGAAAACATTGTCTGTGCAGTTACATCAAGTCCAGCAGCTAAACCAATGTTTGCTCTTGCGTACATCACATATTCATGTCCCAATATAACAGAATTCATTTCAGAAAACCCCTTATCCCTTGCCTTGATAATAATAAAACCCATTCGGTCTTGCTTACACTCGTCAAACAATTTAAAATAACGATCATCTAATTGACGATACCAAGGGTTTCCTAATATTTTTCTTCGGTCCTTAGAATTAGGATCCATTACATCTATCTTCCATATATTTAAATAGAAGTAATGCTTTCCTGTTATTCTTGAACCATTTTTAGGTTTAAAACCATATTTGCAATAATAGTCTTGCTCTTCCCAAAAATCTTCATACTGAAGAGTTCCAGGTTCTAATATTTCTATATGATTAGTAACTTTCTTATCATATATCAACGGAGCGTACATGTGCCACTTTGCTTTGGTTGCCATAAACTTAAAAATAAAATAAGCTAATACTTCTGTATTAGCTTATGTTTTGTTAGGATAAAAAGTAAATTCCCTTTTCCGTAGAAGACTCGTGTAAATTCCCCTTAACAGTAGTAACTGCTTCGGAAATACAATATGTTCCGTCGCTGTTTCTTTGCTGAGTACTAACTTGAACTAATACATCACTTGCATTTAGTTGCAATGCTTTTGTAGACTTCATCCAACCTTCATTTTTGCTATACGCCTTGCAAAGCAATCTCCAGTTATTTGAACCATTACCTAAGAAAACAACATCATTATTTTCTTTTTCATCTGAAATTTGTTTATTTGAAACGTTAGAAACAGTTTTCTTTTTCAATGGAACTTCCTTTTTAATTATTTGTTTTGATTGTTGATCTTCTTTCATTTTTATATTGTCTTAATTAAATTCTTGTCTCTTGAGATAGTTGGTAGTTTTTCTCTAACCTAAATAGCGGAATTTTTTTCTTTACAGCACCATCAGAACCCTCTTCTAATATGTGCTTTTTCAGCATTTCGTAACGCTCTTCGAATTTTTGTATTCTACTAATTAAAGAACCAATTTTTGTTAGATTTTCTTCGTCTACAGGTAATTCGTTCTTTAATTTAATAGTCTTTTGTATGATAGTCCTTGTAGCAGCTAACTCTTCTCTATAAGAATCATATTGTAGTATTTTGTATTTAGCAATAGCGGCCTCAACCAGAGGATTCGTAATGTCAGCTCTGCGCAGAGCCCCCTTGCCATATACATCACGCATCACAAATTCAAAACGATCATCCTCTGGTCTATACCTATAAGGTGATAAGTAGTCAGTTCCCAAGGCAACAACCCTAAGAACAGGCTCCCCCATACCTTTTTTAGAGAGTATGTCAAAGAATTCAGGGATAGCATAAATACCATCATCCTCAATTATCAACTTACCGACTTTACTTAATTCTACTAAATACATATTTTAGGTTTATAACAAAAAAAAAGCCCTTACAATTCCTACGTTGTAAGGACTTTTAAAATGTAATAAAAAACAATTGTTGAATTATTAATCACTACCCAAAGCCCTACAAATGTAAGTGTTTTTTTTTAATAAAAAAAGCTATAAAGAGTAAGTAATACTACCCTCTGAAACTAAAAAATAATTATCATCTTTTTTCAAGTTGAAGTTAGGCATGTTAGGACTACTAGCTACACTTGCAGGGAAGTAAACCTCCATACCAGCCTTAAACACCCCGTTGCTATGCACAGAATCACTAACTGAAATAATAACCCCCCTACCGTAATTAAAGAACGATTCTCTTGATTTCTCAGCGCCAATGATTTTACTTGTAACAGACTCTTCCAGAGGTAAAGCTTTTACAAGGATCATAACTCCATGAGGACGTACTCTTGACATTAGGTCTTTTATTGACTCTATTTTAGAAACATTAAGAGTTTGAATTGATTTTTTACTAGGCTTCGTTACTGACATATTATTGCGATTATAATTATTTTTTTGACAAATATAAGTATGACTTGTTGTACAAAAATTAAAAACCTCACTACCTATAAAAAGTAATGAGGTTTAAGCTAAAATAAATATATGAACAATAAAGGAACACCAAATATAATAAACCCCCCCGGTACTTGTTCTAAAATGTTCTTGTATTAAACTTAATACAAAAGTAAAAACTATATAGTCACATATAATCGGGGCTATACCGCTTAGCTCCCCCATCGTTTCTTGTTTTTCGGAAGGGGGGCGGGTAAGTGGATTTATTTAGTTGAATATTATTATTTATTAACCCTTAAAACAAATAACATGGGAACTTTAACATCAGGATTAGTCAAATTAGCAGTATCAACAGCATCAGCAACTCTTTGGACTACCAAAAAGGTTGCACCTATGGGCGCTTCCTTAGTTCGTGGCACTATCAAGCTTGCCAAGAAAGAGCAGGCTGAAGGCCTTAAAACTTTAGTCTCTCAACAGGAGAGATTAAACACCAACTACAACGACTGCAAAGTCGTGCTGAAAGAACAGGCAGATAGTATGTCTGCCTGTTGGGACATGTCCTACCAGGAAATGATGCAAGCTCTTGAAGAGCCTGCTAAGTAGCAGTATTAACACTCGTCTTAAAGAGTTTCTGGCGAGTATAAATAATGAAGCCTCTATTATTTATTAACCAACAGCTTCATAAACAATAGTCCTTTGAAGCTATGAACAGGGCGGAATAATATTATGAATAATTATTACGGAAGTACAGTAAACCTTAAGGTACGTAAGAGAGTAAAGCTCCAAACAGGAGTTGTTACTCTAATAAAGGAAAGGTCTTTTAAAGTACTAAAAGACATGACCGATGACGTAACCTCTAATAAAATTCCTAAAAAGTTTAGCCTTTAAAGACAAGGGCTAACGGGGATTATTTAACTGTTAAGAAAAATTAGCTTGACTATTAAAAAAAATTCCTGTAACTTTGGGGTCTTGTTACTTATATGATTATCCTTTTAAGTAATTCTTCCTTAGATTTACACTTTTTAATTAAAAATAAAGAGAAAAACACATTTTATCGCAGATAAAAACCATGTTCATCTCTTTAAAGTAAGGTTCTTAAGCTTTTAACCTTTACAGACGACTTAGGGGAGCACTCCCCAAAAGCTATTACTTGGGTGTATTATACCCTAATCTTAATGATTAAGGTTAATACTAAAGGGTTTTAGCTATTAAGTATTTAGTTATCAAGCACTTACTTAAATGACATCATATATTACTATCATTGGTGTTATAACTGTTAAGAATAATCGTTGATTATTTCTTATTTCATAGTTGCTTATTGTGTTGTGTTGCAGGTTCATTTATGTATGAATCTGTTCATATCTGTGTCTTGACCTCACATTATAGGTCATTGGTCATTTAGTGGCTTTAAAACAAATAAATTTTTTCTTAATATTACTTAGCTTCATAAAGACGATTGAAGCTTTAAAATTCGCATACAATTATTATGGCAAAATTATC